ATGCGTAATTGTTGGGTGTGTATGCATGGGGCTTTTGGCCGGTTCGCATACGCCACGGTTTACGCTGCATCGCCGCAAGCGTAAATTGTGTGTTCCACACACTAAAACGACTGACTGCGATTAACCTATTACGTCCGGTTTACTGTCATCCATCCAATACCGCGAAGCGTTCGCTAATCGCTTCACTGTATCGGCCAAGACTGACCCAATACGTTTACATGCCACTATCCGTGCAATGCTGAATCACTTGTGATGTGTATAAGTCGCTTTATCCGTTACAGATACGGGCTTAATAGGGTTTTGCGAATGTGTAGGCAGTTCGCAAAACGTATCCATTTCACCCAGCGCGCCAGATACACAACACTGCGATATGCAAGCATTGTGGATACTGTCCTCGAAGTAAACGCTCCCGGATTATTTGACTAATCCGTAATCGTTTTATAACTCTATGTGTTTTTAAAGAAAACCTAGAATATAGGGTTACCCTGAACGCTGTATGTCGTTACCATCATGCTAATCCGTGGAAAGCATGCGGCGGCTCGACTTAATCTACGTAGTTTCCAGTCGTGATTAAGCGAAACGACACACAAAGAACAGGTCTATATACAATCGGCACGATCACCGATAGGTAGCGGATTTGTCAATCCCTTAAGCAAACCCTACATGTAAGGTTTGCTTAAGGTGGGCATACATGCCCACTGGAGGGTTAGGTGCTGAGTTTCGCCTGTTCTCGTGACTCTCGGAGCGCTGCACTGGCTGTGCTGAGGTGTTGGAATAGGTCGTATGCTTTGCCTACAGCTGTAAGCTTTCCCGCCTTATTCGTCCGGCCCTCATTGGCTAGGGTGGCACCGAGACGGAGCCACTCGGAGTAGGGTGCCTTACCGCCTTCGGTCAACATGCTATAGGGTTTACCCCATTTAGCTATAACTAAGGCCATTGCCGGCCTTATGTTGCCTACAGATAAGGCATGGATGGTAAGGGCCATGCCCTCATTTGCCATGTCATCTACAATGGCCTTTCGGCCGATGGCTTGAGCTATCAGCGCGCCTTTCAAGGCGCCGTTGTTGGTGTGGTTGCTAACCTTTTGCAGGGCAGTGGTGCCCTTGCCCTTAAGCGTGGTCAGGGCAACGAATCCAACTTCGTTGCTGGCAGTGGTTGCGGTTGCGGTTGCGGTTGCGGTTGCGGTTGCGGTTGCGGTTGCGTTAGTCATTTCTATCTTCCCCAATCAAACCGATTTACTAGGGCATGGTGTGCTATCGGCATTGCGCACCATGTATGGGATTGTCCCATAGGTAAAAGAACATTCCACTAGGTGTTTACCCTAGGGGTTGCAGCTTCGAGCAACTGCATGGCTAGATCATAACATAGTTTTTTCTACGCTATGCAAACTATTTTCAACTATTTTTTTAGTGGCTCCAGGGAAACTTACACGAAACTTACAACGTGGAAACACCTAGCACAGGAAACTTACATGAAACTTACACGGATGTGCAGGGGAACCCTAGCATGAAAACCTTACATGACGCTTACGGATTGACGTATGGCGTCTGTAGGCGTCGTGGCGTTCGCGGCTTGTCCTGGTCCACTTTCCTTATAAATTTAAACCTAAAACTTTCATAACGTACTTTCATAACGTACTTTCATAACGTACTTTCATAACGTACTCAAACCTAACACCTACACCAACACCCACACCGCCCATCACCCCAACACCCTTCCATTTCATCACAACTCCACGTTACAATACCCGCATGCCTCCATCCCACCACCACCCCATACCACAAACTTGGCCCGGACCAGACCCCACGAAGTCACCCGCCGCCTTGATTAACCGCGTAACTGCCGACCAGTTATCCGACTTGTACAACCGTCGCATAACAACGAGGCAGCTTGCGAAGGACTTGGGTGTTGCTGAAAAGTGGCTGAGCTACTTGTATCACGGCAGAGCACCAAGCCCAAGGAAGAGCGACCTGAGGGCAGCACGCCTTGGTCTACGCATGATGTATGCACAGCAAGTGATAGATGGCAAGATCAGTGTCTCCAACGCAGCCAAGCTCCTCTACTGCTCATACAACACTGTGCGGCGGGCAGTGATAAAACTCCAAGACACATCCAACCATGCCACCTAAGCCGCCAACCCCTCCCCGTGGAATGGACCTGCTTGATACACCGCGCTTTGCTGTGCATGACTCGCCACGCTTCCACCACGCACAGACGCCAAGCCAGCCCCCGCCACCGCCTCCACCCCCGCTACCGATACAGTCTCTGGAGGACTTGGACTTGGCTGGGGAACTGGAACAAGCACTTGCATCCACCAAGCGCCTTCTTCGTGCTGCCGAGTACGATGTAGACATTCCTCTGAACCAAAAGGCGCAGATTCTCTCGACCTTGAACACCATCCTGACCTCCATTACCAAGTCGAGGTCGGAAATCTACTCGGCTGAACGCAACAGAGCCCTCGAATCCACCTTGATTAAGGTACTAAAACGCTTTCCCGCCTTGCAAAGCGAGTTCATGCTGGCGTATTCAGAGGCTCTCGGAGAATGAAATTAGATCAAAAAACGCCATACAGTGACCATCTGACACGCATCCAAGAGGCACTTGACGATACGTATAGCCTGACGAGCTTGTCAAATTGGGTCGAAAAGTACCTGTATTTAGAGGGAAAGAAGCTGTCTTTTGAGAATTATGAGTTCCAAAGACGTGTGATGGATGACCCATCAAGGGTGGTAAACACCGTCAAATGCGCTCAAATTGGTCTGACAGTGACTACTATGGCCTATTTTCTGTCTGTATTAGCAACGCAGCGCATGAATGTGATCTACGCCCTGCCTACAGCAGGTGATGCAGGAAAACTCGTCACAACCAAGCTAAACCCAATCATATACAACACGCCCGAGCTAAAACGACTGCTAAATGTCAATGTAGATTCAATTGAACTGAAAGAGATCAATGGAAACTTCCTGTTTACACGTGGTACAAAGTCCGATACTGCCGCCTTGTCCATCTCTGCAGACCTGCTTGTAGTAGATGAACTTGATCGAGCAGACCCTGATGTGCTCAAACAGTTCCGTTCGCGTCTGCAAGCGAGTCCCCACAAGTTGGTGCGTCAGTTCTCCACACCCACAATTGCGGGGCTTGGGATTGATCGTGAGGCTCAGGCGTCGGTTCGGTACCGGCATTTCGCCTCTTGCTATCACTGCGAGCATAAGTGGTTGCCCGATTACTGGTCAGATATCCTGATTCCTGACTTTGAAGGTTCAATGAGGGATATCGACCGCATGAACCTGAAGGACTTGCGCTGGCGCGAAGCCCGTTGGAGGTGCCCGGAGTGCGGCAAAGACCCACAACTGCATTCCGACCGCCTTGAGTGGGTGGCTGAGAATGGGTCTGACAATTTTGAAGCAACGACGTATTACGTGGGGCCGGTCACAGCACACCGCGTCTTGAAGCCCGATTACCTGGTGCGAAGCTCGACCGAGTTCAACTCGACTTCCGAGTTCGTGAATCAGGTGCTGGGCGAGACTTCAGAGGAGCAGGATTCCCAGCTTGTGCCTGCGGACATAGAGGAGGCGATTTTCGCAAGTCCGCTGGAGTCTACGGAGCTTCACTTTATGGGGGCGGATATGGGTCAGTTATGCCATGTCTGCATAGGGCGCATAACGCAAGACGGTACACTGCTGGTAGTGCACCAAGAAGCCATACCGCTTGCCAATTTCGAGGCGCGACGGCGTGAGTTATGTGCTCGCTTTCGGGTTATCACGTCGGTTCACGATACGCAGCCGGAGACGCATTTGGTGACACGAATTACGGATAGCGACCCCAACGCTTGGGGTGCGATTTTTTCTGTAAGCCGCTCCACCGAGTTGTTTGTGACGCAGCAAAAGACGGCAGACGCAGAGGAAGGTAAGCTGAACCTGCGCCTGGTCAAGATCGCACGTACTGCCATGCTCGATAAGTTGCTCACGATCTTCAAGGAGCGCAAAATTCTGGTCGCTAGAAGCGCTGAGACAGCCCGCTTTACCTCGCAAATGCTCAGCATGAAGCGCACGCAGGAGTTCGTGAAGGATGAGTTGACCTTCGTGTGGAAGAAGACGAATGGTCAAGATCACTACCACTTTGCTCTGACCTACCTGCTGACGGCCACCTTGCTCAGGGGGACAGCCGGCGCTTGGACTCTACCCGGCCACATCCCGCTGCTGTCCACATTCCGGTTGAAGCAGTGACCCTATCTGTGGTATAACCCGCCATCGGCGGGCTTGTCTGCCACAGGATTGCACATGGGCCTTCTCAACACCTTTACCACCTTTGTGTCCGGCTGGAGCGCGGCGACTTTAACGCCGCCGCCCCTGCCAAAAGCACCGAATAAGCCGGTCAGCATACCCGGTTACCGTACACAGGCTGCTCCTCAGTTGTCGGCCATTCGACGCGTGGTGCGCGACCTTGCCAATACAAGCCGCTTGGCTGCACGAAATGGGCGTGACCAGTTTGCGGTGACACGAGAGCTTGCTGAGGCGAGCCCTGACCTGTCCTCTGCTGTGTCCATGTTGCTGCGCACCGGCATTCCAGAAGGTTACCGTCTGGTTGCGAAGGATTTGGACGGTCAGATTGACCCGAACGGGACGGCCCTTGCTCATGAGTTGCTGCGCCGCTTGACATATTTGGGCGCTGCCGATGGTTCGTTCGGCGCTCAGGTGACCCTGCAAACCTTGAGCGAGTCTCTGGGAAAGGAGTTGCTGTATTACGGCGCTGCTGCCGTAGAGGTCGCCCTTGATAAGGCGCGTATTCCGGCCTCCCTGAACCCGATCAGCGTGACGAAGTTGGTGGCTTATGATGAAGATAACTCGGTGCGGTGGGCTCAGAAGTTGGGCTCGGCCGAGGTCGATCTGGATATCCCCACCTTCATTTACGTGAGTGTCGATCAGTTGCTGACGGATGCTTACAGTTCTGGCTTCCTGCAGGCGTCTACGCAGCCGGCATTGGCTGATGCTGAGTTCACCGATGATATGCGCCGCGTCCTCAAGCGGGCGGTTCACCCCCGCTTGCTGGCCTCAATCGACGCTGAACTCATCAAAAAATCGACACCACCCGAGATTTTGAATGACCCCGATAAGTTCACCGCTTACCAGAAGGCGATTTTGGCTGAGGTGGAGACGATGGTGAACGCGGCATCACCAGAGGATGCTTTTGTCAGCTTCGACGCGGTGACGTATAGCTTTGTCGATGGGGGTCACGACCCGTCGGCCGTGATGGAGAAAATTCAGTCGGTGCTGAACGGGAAGTTAGCTGCAGGTGCGAAGACCTTGCCTGTGGTGCTTGGTCACGGCGGTTCGTCCAACAGTTCCAGTACCGAGAGCTTGCTATATTTGAAGACGGCGGACATGTTGCGGCGCAAATTGAACGAGTTGTACAGTCGCGCCCTGACGGTGGCCCTGCGTATCTCCGGCGTGGACGGTTATTGCGAGTTCCGTTACGACGACCTTGATCTGCGCCCGAAGTCTGAGCTTGCAGCGTTTCGCTCAATGGAGACTTCCAATACCCTGCAACTGCTCTCGCTCGGCTTCATCTCCGACGAAGAGGCGGCGATTGCTTTGACCGGTCACCTGCCGCCCCCAACGTTCAAGCCCTTGTCCGGTACCGGCTTCTTCTCCGCGAACGCGGCGGGTTCGCAAATTGCCAATACGAGCGGTTCTCAGGGGTCGAATACGAGCGCGATGGACCGCACCTTGAAGACGGGTACACCGACACAGCCGAAAGGGCCTGCAAAATGAGTAGCGCAATTGCTGATTTCCGTGTTTACCAGGGTGAGACCCTGGATTCGAGCGCCAAGAGTTGGTGCTGGAAAATTAGCGGTGTGCCGGTCGATCTGACCGGTTACACCGTAGAGCTTGAGGTGCGCCGCTCGGGTGCAACTGCGCTCACGCTGGCGAAGTGGACCGATACGAACGGGAAGCTTACCATCGGAGGCCCCTCCGGCATCATCGCCCCCAACTTAGCTGCGACGGAGACGGCCCTGCTGTGGGAGCCAGGCTTGGTGAAGGTTGATACGGATGGTTACCTGCTGGGTTCGTACAGCCTGGAAGTTACCTCTCCCCATGGGAGGGTTCAGCGCCTTGCTGTGGGGCGGTTCATTGTTGTTCCGAAGGTGTTGGCTGTCTAGTTGCACTGGACGTTTTCTCGGAGTAGAATTAAGCCTTCGGGTGTTTTGAACTGCTGTGATTCAGACGGCTAGAGTTCAAAGCCCCCAAAGGCCCACCGTCTGTATTGCGTGCTGAATCCACGCAGTACAGACGGTTTTCTCTTTGGAGCTTCAAATGCAACTATCCACCGTTGGCGCGAGCCAAACCATGTCCAGCCGCGAGATTGCGGATTTGGTACGCAGTCCACATGACAGCGTACTCAAAACGATTCGGCGCTTGATCGAGGAGGGTATCGTTTCTGGAAACGAGACCCCTTATACCCACCCGCAGAACCGCCAAACCTACTACGAGTTCCACCTGTCTTTCCGGGACACGATGATCGTTGCGTCCGGCTACTCAGTAGAGATGCGTGCCAAAATCATTGACCGCTGGCAAGAGCTTGAAGCTGCAGCCGCCCCGGTCGCTGTGATACCCAACTTTGCAAACCCGGCTGAGGCTGCGAGGGCTTGGGCTCTGCAGTACGAAGCCCGCGCACGCGCCGAGGCTACCAAGGCGGAGATCGGAAACCGCAGAGAAGCCACAGCCATGAATACAGCCAGCCAGGCTGTGAAGAAGGCGAATCGGCTGGAAATCGAACTGGACAAAGCCAAGCAGTACGCCACGGTCAAGCGCATGGAGCGGCTGCACAAAGATATCCCATTCGACTGGCGAATTCTCAAGCGGCTGTCCACAACGCTCGGCATCCCGATTACCCGCGTGTTCGATGCGAACTACGGTGAGGTCAACTCTTACCACGCTAAGGTATGGCACCAAGCCTACGGTCTGGCTGTTACCTGACCTACAACAGCGCGCAGTGGTAAACTCCTCACATTTGGGTAATGTGAGGAACCGGCATGAGCACCGAACTGCTTGAAGTCTTTACGGAGCGCACTCTGGTCATCACCGACCAGGTGGCTCCGACACTGCAAATTATCGATACGGTAAGCCAGATTCAAACGCTTGAGCTTGGTCTTATCGGTCCTCAAGGTCCAAAAGGTGATGCTGGACCTGTTGGCCCAACTGGACCTACAACTTTGCTCTCCTCAGACCCCGGAAACCTACTAAAATTCGGTACCGATTCCGGCCTGTATGCTGCTCCACAGATGGTTTACACGAACCCAGTCTGGTAACTTCCACCACCTCAACCCGAGAATTACGCCATGTCTACTGTTGCATTCCAGGTCTTCCGCGAGACAGCCCTGCCCGGAGTCCTCACCCCCTACGCCATTTACTACATCGCGCCTGCAGGCCAACCCAATCACGTCGAGATTTACGTAACTGACTCCACAGGCACAGCCACCCGCCGCGTGATGACCGCTGCCGACGTGCAGTCCCTCATCAACGCGACGCTGGCGGGGGCTAACGACTTGACCATCGTTGCCAACATTGCTGCCCGTAACGCCCTGCTGCCGCTGACCTCAGCCAAGTGGGTGTACGTGCAGGACGCAACGGGAGACGGCACTGTCGTCTCCGGTGGAGCCACCTACCTGTACAACCCGAGCGGCTCGACTTGGGTGAAGACGAGCGAAGCTGAGTCGCTGGATGTTGTCGCAAGCTGGGCAAACTTGGCCGGTAAGCCCACGAGCGCTGCTGCTGACATCGACGACGCGGTAGCCAAGCGCCACACCCATGCCAACATGACCCAACTGAACAAGATTGGCGAGGATGGGAGCGGCAACATGACCTACAACGGCAGTCTGCCCGCCACGGGCTGGACCACCACCGCCTGGTAATACCGCATGGCCGTTTACCTCGCCCGAAAAGAGGTGGCGGCTCTGCCCGCCACCCTGACAGCCAACACGCTCTACTTCGTGCGCCGTGGCGCGGGTTTCGACATCTACGTCACCGACAATACGGGCCTGCTGGTCTACAAGGCCAACAACACGGACGACCCGCTCAAGTCGCCCACCTTCACCTACACCTCTGGCAACCTGAGCCAGATCGTGTACGCTGACGGCTCGACCAAGACCCTGACCTACGCGGCGGGCCAGCTTACGCGCATCGACCTGGTTCGGGGCGCTGTCACTTACCGCAAGGACTTCACCTACTCGGGTGGAAACTTGGCGTCTATCACGGAGACGACCCTATGACCAGCGTAGTTGAGCTCGCCAACCTGATTGGCTCCCTGTACACCCGCATCGACGAGTTGGAAGCTCGCCAAGCCATACTGCTTGACCTACTCCGACAGGTGCAGCCGGAGCCGCTCACACAGGAGAGTGGCCCACATGCCTGACCCCACACAAAACATCCTTGACGAAAAGTTCGGCTGTCTCGCCACCGTGATTGCCGAGGAGTTGGGCTCCATCGTTCGCTGCATCGTCGAGCAGCAGATGGCGCTCAAGCAAAAAGAGATCGAGTTGCAAATGCTGCAACTGAAGGGCTTGGAGATGTTGCTTTCTGGCAATGTCTGTGATACGCCTTCCGTGGAGAATACTGGGGTCTGACACGGTGTCAGCACACCTCTTACTCCTTGCAAGGAAATTTCCCCATGACGACCTCCTCTAGCGCTCCTTTGGACATCCTGATCGACTGTCTGGTCACGACCATTGCCGACTCCACCGGCGAAGCGATCAACGACAAACTGGCCGATCTGATTAACCTGCAAGGCGTTGACATCAACGCCTTGCAGGCATCGATTGCCGCCCTGAACGCAGCCTTGGCCTCCAACGCTTCTGGCGACCAACTGACCGCCCAGTCCATCCTGGCCCAACTCGGTGCCTTGGATAGCCGTCTGGACAGCGTTGAAGCCCTGGTGCCTGTGGTTGCTGGCCTGCAGACCGCTGTTGGTTCGCTGACCGCTGCTCTGGCCGCTGAAGTTACCGCCCGTGAAGCTGCTGACGCTGCTCTGCAAGCATCCATCGATGCTCACCAGACCGCCATCGACAGCATGCAAGCTTCGATCGTTGCAATTCAGAACGCCCCTTCCGGCGAAGCCTGTGACTGCGCTGCGCTGACTGCTGCTATCGCTGCTCACGCAACCGAGATTGCAAACCTGACCGGCGTTGACGCTGCACAAGCTGCTCAAATTGCGGCTCTGCAAGCTGCTGTTGAAGCTCTGGCTGTGGACGCTGCTGGCATCGCTGCTGCTCAAGCCGCTGCCACTACTGCACAAGCCGCCGCCGCTGCCGCCAGCCAAGCTGCTGCAAACGCTGCCGCTGCCGCCGCTGCTGCCCAAGCAGAAGTCGATGCGCTTGAAGCTGTCGTTGCAGCTAACGCTGCCGGCCAGTCCGTAATCAACAACACCTTCATCACCAAGGTCGAAGTTGGTAACGTGAATTGCGCCGACCACGGCGTGACGTTCCGCAACGTGCTGCGTGGCAAGATGGGCTTGGCCCTGGGCCAGAGCAACGGTTCCGGCAACAACGGCTAAGTGGGTAGAATAGGGGTTTCGGCCCCTATTCCACAGCCATGTCCATTGTGATTGCATCCACCGCACAACAAGCCGCGAGGCGAGAGACTTGCAATTCTTGCGAGTTCAAGGTGGTGCATCTCGGGATGGACGTTTGCTCCAAGTGTAAGTGTCCACTTGGAGGAAAAGTTGTACTGATACTCGCAAAGTGTCCGGCAGATAAGTGGCCTAAGCTCTAAGGCAACCAAATGACCGCTTTTACCGTCACTACCAACGTCAAGATGTCTTCGCTCACACCGAAGACCGGACTTGACACCTACTCTGTAAACGCGGGCACGCTCACGATTGACAGCGACTCCCGGTTCGGCCCGAACTGCACTGCCACGACCGGCCCAATGGGTAACGTCACCGTCAGCGCCACACTGGGCGGAGCTTTCAACATCGACGCATCTGGTGTGCGTCTCATACCCTTCGGCAGCGCCACAGGCTTCGTGCCTGCATCAGGCTTGACCCTGACCCAAGGCGCTGCGACCTGCGAATTGCTCTGCGTCATGTCCGACCGCACGGGCGGCACCGTGACTGCAGCAGGTGCGGCTATGCCCGCTTCTGGCTGGTTCAAGGTGCGCTCCGTCGTCGGCACTTTCGCGGCTGGTGCTTTTACGGGCGGCGTTGTGGCATCAGCCACAGGCCCTGACGAGACCGGCTGGATTGTGGTGGTTGGCGGGCAAGATCGGACGTTCTCTATCCCCCGCTTGGGCTCAATGGACGTTAACGGTCGCTGGTTCAACGTGGGCACCACAAGCGGCGTGCGTGGGCAGACCATACAGCTCCCACACTTCACGCAGGACACTGTGACCGCGTACCCCGGAGTGGAGATTGAGACTGCTCCCGGCTCCGGTGTCTATCAGTGGTGGCCCAACGCGGCCAATAAGTTTGTCAGTACCGAGGTCAGCACCGACAGCCGCTCACAATTCGTGAGCATCACGGACGTAGCTGTTGTGACCATCGGCATGGGGCGCAACAGCGTTGCAGCCGGCGACCTTCCCGTTGCTGGGTGCAACGTGCGAATCCCCAACATCATTTTGCAAAACTGCGCCCTGACGAACACCAACCTGTCCGTCCAGCCGTGGGGCACGATGGGCACTCGGTACGAGGCTGGTTTCTCGAATGCCGGACGGCTTACGCACAGCTTGAGCACCGGAGCGTGGTATTGGAACTTGGTGCAGCCCTATAGCCTGTACATCCGTGACATGCACTCGTGTGACCAGGTAGTCATCCAAGAGGTTGCCACCCGAATCAACTCCGACCGCCTGTATGTGGGCATGGCAAATTACGCCACCACACCGTTTGCCAGCAACTGGCTCGTGATGCAGCAGTGTTACAACGGCGGCGACATGGGCAGCATCTCGGGTCTGCGGGCGGAAGCTACGGTCACCAGCGGTTACGCCTTGAGCCTGACCAACCTGTATGGTGGATTCAACTTCACGAAAATCCGCACCGGGCAGACAGGCATCGCCACAGCGGTGAGCGGCTCCGTCATCTACAACACCTGCGACGACATCGTGGTGGACGAGATGTGGTCGTTCACCAAGCGCCAACTGGTCAGCGCCTGCAACCGGGTCAAGATCAAGCGGACGTATTATGCTGATAGCTGCACCGGCACCACACCAACGACGGTAGCAACTCACGCCGTGGAGTGCATGTCGCAGGGTGCGGACGTAGAGGTGACGGACGCTCGCAACTGGCCGGGTGTGGCCAACTGCCACCCATACAACGGCATCTTTTTTGCCAACACCATGAAGCGCTCATCGCTTCGCTACTGTGGCACCGATGCAGCCCCGTTCAACGGCGGTACCGTCAACCTGATGGGCTACATCGCCTCGGACGGCGGCAACACCGAAGACATCAAAATCCAGCGCAACTGGACGACTGGCCTGAGACTTGGAACCTGCAGCGGGACCAACACATCCCTGCGCTGGCGTGCCGAGAACAACTACATGGTGGACGCCAGCAAGACCATCGGCCCACAGCAGTTGAACTCGACGTACCGTGGAAACCGTAACAACAGCGGCTCGCCACCAACCAGCTACATCGCGGTTTACGGCACCTGCATGTGGGACTCGTTCACTGGCGACACCACCACCCGCGCAGGCTTGGCGTTTGCTGAGAAGTCGGCCTACTACCCTGACCTGTACCAAGTCACGGGTGGCACTCCGGTGTTCTCCGCGCAAGGTGCGGTGGTCATGCGTACCCTGGGCGACCAGATTGTTTGGACATGGCCCTGGCACATCCTGGGCTGGACGGGCCTCACGACGATGGCGTCACAGGGCACCAACACTGCCAACCACACGTATGAGTACGACTTGGATAAGGCGGGAGCCGGTTTCAGCGGAACGTGGAAGACCCTGAGCAACGCGAACTTGGCTGCGGAGACTGGCATCGACCCGGTAATTGGCTTCATCCCCAAAATCCGCATCACCTGCTCGGTGACCGGCAACACCAACCGACTTGATGTCGTGCGGTTTGACGGCACCACCACGCTGGCTTTGCAGAACGCTGCCATGTACCCTCTGGATTACGCCACCCTCAACCTGCAAGGTGTGGTACTGGGAAGTTCGGTGGCTGTGTTCGCAAGCGCGTCTCCGGCAGCAGGGGCTGTCCCACTTGCAACGAGCACCGGCACGTCGTCCACCTTCAGCATCGCCTATCCATACGACCCGCTGGTGCCGACCTACACCCTGCGCGTGCGCAAGGCCGGGTATGACCCGATTGACCTGCAGTACACCAACTCGGTAACCGTCACAATTCCGGTGGCGCAGCAGGAGAACAAAGACGGGTTCGGTGTGGCGATTTATGGGCGCGGCTCCGGCACCACAAACGCATTTGTGACATTCGACGCCCCGGCTCTGCGCATCGACATCGGCAACATTCGCACCGTTGCGGAAGATGTGTACAACGTCGTGTCGGCTTGGCAAGCCACGAGCACAGGTATGCGTTACCCCGAGGCGCTGCGGTTCGACGGCACAGACTTGCTGCTGCTGGGCAACTGGCGCTTCCGCCGCGCACTGGCCGCTTACACCAACGCAGGTATCGATGCTCTGCCGGTCATCGACGGACAACCGAGCGCCTCGCCCGACGATGAGGTCAACGGTAGCGTGGACTTCCGCGCCCGCTCTGTTCGGACGTACCAAGTCAATGCAGCACCGGCACTGACCGCCAGCGAAGTTGCTGACGCTGTATGGGCCAAGATGCAGAGCAACGGCGCAACGGCAGAGGCAAACCTGCTCTCCGCCAAGCAGAATGCTGCCAATGCATTCGCAGTGAGCGCCTGATGCTATTCGCACCCGGCGATATCCAAAAGGACCGCTGGGTGATCTGTGACACCTGCGAGAACAAGGCCAACTTGGGCATCCTCATCTGCCGTCTGTGCGGGTGCCCGCTCGCCAGCAAGATTGCGATGGCCGGTTTCGGTTGTCCAGCCGGGAAGTGGCCTAGTTTGGCAAACATACCCATTGACGTACAACCTAAAATCCCACCATGAACGATTCCATACTCTACTGCGGCCCTGAAGCCGACTTCTATGCCCTTGAAAAACGTCAAGAACAAGCAACGGCTATGGTTATGCGTGGGGACGCAGCACCCGTACACAAGCCATTCGACCAGCAAGGTGCTGTGGCTGTCGTGGATGTTAGCGGCTCTCTGGTTAATGGTCACGCTGGCTTTATGTCTTTCTTTGGCGCGACTGGCTACGCTGACATCCGGGATAGCCTCGTCGCTGCGATATCTGACTCCAGTGTTGGCTCCATCCTGCTCAATATCGACTCCGGTGGCGGTCACGTTGCTGGCGTACACGAGCTGGCTCAACTGATTAGCCGCGTAGACAAAGTGAAGCCCGTCGTAGCGTACACGGGTGGCACGATGGCCTCCGCAGCCTTGTGGCTTGGCTCGTCGGCCCGCCACACTGTAGCTGCTGAGACTGCGATGGTCGGAAGCGTTGGAATTTTGCAGGTTCACATCGACCGCACTGAACAGATGAAGCAAGATGGCATCAAGGCTACCGTCATCCGTGCAGGCGCTGATAAAGCCCTTGCCAACCCCTACGAGCCGCTGTCTGACAAGGCGAAGGCGATGATGGAAGACCAAGCCCAGGCCATGTACAGCGTATTCTTAGGGCACGTAGCCGAGCAGAAGAACCTGCCAATCGCTACCGCAGAGAAGAAGTTTGGCGGTGGTCGAATGTTTGTGGGCCAGCAAATTGCAGACGCAGGGCTGGCAGACAAGATTGGCTCGTATGAGGCTGCATTCAGTAAAGCTACCCAATTTGCAGATAAGACGCTTGGTAAAGGCAAAACACCTTCCAACATGCCTAATGTCCGTGTAGCGTCAGTGGTTACCACACCTATGAGCGCAGATAATGCGGCATCTCAACCCACCACAGAGCCCGTTATGGACCCTAAAAACCTCTCTCCCGAAGCTTTAGCAGCTTTGGCAGCAGGCGTGGAGTTGGGCGAACCTGTGGCAGCAGTCGAACCCGCACCTGCGGTACCTGCAGCCGCTGAACCCGTCGCAGCAGTACCGGCACCTGTTGCCGTGCCTGTCGTGAACGAGTTGGTCGCTCACCTTCAGGCTTCGCTGGACAAAGCTCAAGCCGACGTGCTGGCCGCTAAGATGGAAGCGAAAGCTGCTGTCGATAGCCTGGCTACGATCAAATCCCAATTCGACGCCTCCGTTGAAATCGCTCGCGCCTCCGTGCGGACGATGACGGTGGCCTTGCGCGGTAAGGTCGATGCAGTTGCATCGATGTCTGCTGCTGAAGTCCTGACTGCACATGCAAGTGTTGCTGAGCAGTTTAAGGCACAGTTTAAGGCGGGCCCGGTCGCAGCCACGGCCCCGGAAGGTGATGCTCCTGTAAAGGTGGCTTCCAATCCCCTGTTCGCTGCGTTGCTTCAGTCCCGCCAGAAATAAGGAGTTTCACTCATGGCAAAAGATCATTTCATCGTCCCCACTGGGGTTATGGAGAAGGCCATCGCTGTGCGATTCGGCGCTGGCTCCGGTTCGGCCAACCAGTGGTCGGCAGGTACGGAACTCAACAAGGCTGTAAAGCTTGCTGGTGAGTCCCGCTACGACCTGGCCGTGGCTGGTAACGAGATCGAGGGCTTCGTAGTTTCCGTCGAAGACGGCACGTCGAACGGATTCTCTGTTGGCTCCGTGGTAGAAGAGGGTGCTGCTTTCGTCGTGGCAGATGGCCTTCAGGCTACCCCCGGCACCGGCACTATCGCTGTCGGTGACTACGTTGTAGCCGGTACGGTTACTGCGAAAGGTACTGCTCTGACCTCCTTCGCTAAGGTGTGCAAAGCCACCGCAGCCGGTAACACGCTCAACTTCAAGTGGCGCGTCGTCTCGCTGGGTACCGTGGGTACTGGCGCAGTTGGCACCACCATCGTCATTTCCCGCGTGGCCTAATAGACCACTAACCCAGGAGAACCAACATGGCTTTTTATATCGACAAGAACGGCGCAACGCAACATATTGCTGCCGACCAATTCGGTGCAGAAATGTACCGAGAGGCCCAGGACAAGGGTGTCACTGTGGCTCAACTCTTGAACCGCCGCTACCCTGACGCTGACCTGTCTCTTGGCAGTGCTTGCGCTCAACTCTGCGCATCAGAGGGCTTGGCTAAGTCCAGTAAGGATATCTTCGGCCTTCGTGCTCCGTCGGTTGCCGATGTCATGAATGGCATGTCTGGATTCAACGCAGCTAACGTCAAGGACGTGAGTTCCACTTACGGTGGTTCTGCTTCCCGCTCGCTGTTCCCGGTGGCTATCCTCGACTTGATCGAAGACAAGACCCCTCGTGACTACATGACCGACTCGGAAGTGTACGGTCGTATGGTTGCGCAAGAGATGTCCGTTGACGGTGAAATCTTTGAGCGCCCGGTCATCAGTTACGGTACCGCTAACGGCCCTGAGCAAGCTCGGGCTCAGCGTATCGCCCAGTTCACTGAGGCACCGCTGATTGCTAAGTACGGCACCGCTGACCGCGTGTACAAGTTGCCCACCTACGGTATCCAGCTGGAGTTCAGCCAGCAAGCACTGAAGGCTTCGACCTTGGACATGCTTGGCCTGACCGTTGGTCGGTTCATGCAAGTTGAGAAAGATGCTCGCATCTACTCGTACCTGTCTGCTCTGTTCGCTGGCGACAACGACCTTAACACTGGTGCAGTGCCTGCTGTTACCACTACGTCGTTTGACTCCGCTGCTACTGGCGGTGTGGTTACGCACAAAGCTTGGGTTAAGTGGTTAGCTTCTGCACGTAAGACACGTCGTGTAACGCACGTTATCGCGGACATTGACACATACCTTCGTGTGGAAGGTAGAACTGGACGGCCTGGGTCTAACAACTATGACCCTACGTTAGCTCGTATCGACCCACAAGCTCGTGTTATCAACGGCTTTGGTAATGACGTGGAATGGTTTATTGTGGAGTCTGCTGCCAACGGTGGCCCGGTTCCCGCTAACACCATCTGGGCCATCGACGCTAAAAACGCTATCATGCGTGTAAGCAACACCAGCGCTAACTATCAAGCTGCAGAGGCTTTTGTGTTGCGCCGTAGCGAGTCGATGGTCATCCACTGGAGTGAGGAGTGCTTCCGTCTCTACGGTAACACAGACCTTACGCCATTCTCTGTGCTGACTGTTGCCTAATACGTAGGCTTAACAAAAGGGCCTCCACTAGGGGGCCCTTTTTACATAAGGAGTTGATTATGCGAATCGCACACGCAGATGGTGTATGGGTACGAAACCTTGGTAAATTTGCATTTTCCGACCAAGGGGTTCTTATGCAGCCTGACGAGCTAGTCTGCATACGGAAGTCTGCCTGGCTTGAGCTGCAGGTGGGAGCCGGGGTGTTCGCCTGGGAGCGAAGCCCACTGGAGCCAGTTAAAGCCCCAGTGCGACCCAAAACTACTTCAGCTTGACCGACACCCAGCCGCAGTCGTAGATGGTGTGCGCGCACCCCTCTACGGACGGCACTATCGTCGTCGCCTTGGTGAGCCCATACCCTACCGGGCTGGTTACCTCAACACGCCCGCCGTATAGATCATCAGGAGTGAGATTAGAGTGCACATCAAATCCAAGTTGTTGGGTGTGCAATCTCTGCAGCAGGCAGGCCATAGGGTCTCGAAGTGGCGCGTAATATTTCAAGGTTTTGGCGTGTTGGGAGTACCTGTGCAACCCCACAGTGAGGTTGAAGAATGTGTCCGCCATCGCCACGCCGTAAATCGCTCCGGGCTTACCGTACAGAACAGCTACTAGGGACTTGTGCTGGTCGTAGACCCCTATGAATAGGCCGAAGGCGTTGAGCACAGCCTCAGACATGTAGGTGATTGAGTGCGTCAACACGAATGCCCGACCCTCTGCCACGGATAGCTGTCTTGCTTTATATGGGTCAAACCTCATACGCTGCTTGTCAGCAGGGTTGGCGTCCAAGTGGTTGACTATGTTGTATAGCCGCATAACCTCTTTAACGTAGCTGGCAAACTTAGTAAAGTCATGCCCTACCTCATCCGTGAATATGTGAAGAATACTCTTGTTCTCTTTGATTCCTCCCAGGGTTTTACGGACGTGATAATCCGAAGCCTTACCAACAGCACTACTATGGTAGTAGTTCCCGTTGTACTCAATCCCAAACCCAAGCGTCGGGATGAAGATATCGATCTCCTTCCCATTCTCCATCCGATGCTCCCACACTGCATCTGGATAGACCGCTTTCACAGCCCGGAAGATACCTGACTGCACACCAGAGCGACCGATGTAGCCAGGAGCGTAGCGACGCGGCGAGTGCCCATGCTCCCCGCCGCCTGAGCCACCCTTGTGCTCATCAGCGCAGGCCCAGCAGCCGTATTTCGTGCCACCCACGGTTCGAGCCGACGACAGTAGCATACGGCTGAACATCTGGTGCTTCTCACAGTAGGCATGTACGTTTGATCGCACACCTGCTACGTGGTCTTGCTTTATATATGGAAACTCTAGGTCAGGAAACCTGTCCCGTAGGTCGCGCTCTACTGTCTCAGTAGGAATAACCCTTGGGTCATTCATGTCTACCGGGCGTTTACCTTCGTTTATGTTGGTGTAAGCCATTATTCCACCACCCGTTCTGCACGCCCGGTCTTCTCGATTTTCACAATCTCCACACCCTTCTCTGCAAGGTGTGCGGTCAGCAGCCGCTGGATGAGTCGGCTCAGGTTGATATCGGTCTCTGCCAGATAACCCCGCAGAGCGGTGTCGAGTTCTTCTGGAATTGAGAAGCTGCTTAGTTTGCGCATGGTGTTACTCCTGTTGAAAATTGGAGTGTAACACAGAACCAAAACACGGAGCAACTCCTTTTTGGAAATCGCTCCACACCACAACCCACCTACAATGCGTGCATGTCTATTCTCACCGACTACACAAGCTACGATGAGGTCCGAGCGGTCCTTGGCGTGAGCGTGGAGGAACTTGAGGACCAGACGTTATCCCTGCCTCTGTATGTCCGCATGTTGACCTTCGAGTTGACCGACCTTGCGTCGGACATGGTTGACCAATACCTTGCGGTATGGGCTCTCACGGCCTCGGCCCGAACGCCATCGCAGCAGAAGTTCTTTGACGTTGTGCAGTTGTACTCAGCATATTCCGCTTCAAAGCACCTACTCACATCGCTTCCTCTGTTTGCTCCTAAGCGTATCACCGATGGCCGTGCAGAGTTTGAGAGGCAGATTGACCCGTTCGCGGACACTCGCATGGGTGTCCTCGCCGGTTTCTACGCCACGCGCAAGCGCCTGCTGTCCCTGTATGAGGCCCTGACCTCGACTACAGTGGCAGTGGAGACGTACACGCCTGGTCTCACCGTGTCAACCGGAATCGCAACCGACCCGGTGACCAACGTTTAAGGGGCCAAGGATGAGGCTCCTGAACGCCGCTCGGTACTTTGACGACATCGCGCTGACTGACCCGTACACCGGGTTCCCACTCGCCTACAAGGCGCAGTTCTCGACGTTTGACGAGACGAGTCCAGAGGGTAGCGTCAGCCGGTCACGCTCCATGAGCCTTGCTCCCGGACTTGCACTCCCACCCCGGCGCGTCGTCAGCTTGCTGGGTGAGACCTGGTTGCTGGGCGACCCCGCGATGGACGGTGTACTAGGCCGGCCCATACGCCAGACAGTGCCTATGCGCCGGGCCACGGAGATGTTCTCAGTGCTCACGCCCGGGCAGGCAATCCTTGCTGAGGCGGGAATCCCATGCTATGGGCGGAAAGACTACCTGAAGGACACGGTGGATGGTACTACGTCCTCCGAATACTTCCCGTTCTACAACATCTACTTTGCAAGCACGGAGACCTCACCCCAACCCCGCAGCATGTTCCGTGGGCCTGACGGACGCCTGTACCGCTGCCGCTCGTTATACACCGCCAAGGATGGGCTGACCTGCGCTCAGTGTGACTTGATGGATAAGGCTTCTGTAACCTACGCTGAGTTCGGCTCGGAGATTTACGACCCTATATCCGATACGTATGCTGCGGGTCTGCTCCAGATGCCGGCCATCATCATGCTGCCGCACCAGTTGTTCAACAAGCGTAGCCAGTCGGACGCGACATTCCACGCGGGCGACCTCACACTGCTGATACGTCAGATTGACTTCGTTCCTCGCATAGTCCCGAAAGTCGGCCAGAAAGTTAGCGTGGACGCATCCGACCTTGAGTGGGTGGATACCGATTGGTGGTCTGGTGTTACGCCTGCACAGGTGCTGAACGTAACGTCGGAACTGGACGCCTGGAACTTGCACATTAGGCGGGTCTGATGATTAAGAACGCCAACGCTTGGAAAGCGAAGACACAAGCTATGCGTAAACGTGTGAAGGCTTCTGCTACTGCGCATGTGCGTTCTGAGGCATTGAAGGTGTTCACGTTCGTGCTGAAGGCGACTCCGCAGCTAACCGGAAACTTGGCGGCGAACTGGTACCTACACCTGAGCGATGCTGACCCCGGACGCGGCGGGTATGCCCCCGCGCCCAATACATCATGGCCCTCCGGGAAAAGCCCGTATATTCGCTTCTCCGAGAACATGCGTCCGATTACCAAGGACTACAAGTCCCCGAGGACGATGGGGGACACCGAGGCCACATCGGGGCCGCTTGCTAGAGCGAAGCTCGACCTCGCCCGAGCCAGGTGGAACTCCCGTATCACCATAGTGAACACCGCTACCTACGCGGAGGAGTTGCAGGACGGGTCTGCTGAAATGTACGTAGGTCCGAATGAGTGGGGCCCACTTGAATACCGAAGGGTGAACCGCAGCGTTGCATCTAGCATATCGCCAGACCTGCTGAAAGGCGCGGTATGGAACATAAAGGCTGTGGTAAAGGCCAAGTTTAAATATCTGAAAGTGTAGTCATGAGCCTAGAACAAGCCCGCCAATCCCTCGTCACTGCAGTAGAAGCTGTAAAGCTGACCTATACCGACTCGCTGGTCATCGATTACGATAACCGCAATACGATTGATACACACCGGCAGCACCGAGCTTGGTTGAGTGTCAGCGTGCAGTTTCTGGATGCCTACCAAGGTGATTTGGGACCTAACCCATTCCACCGTCACATCGGTGTGCTGGTACTGGACGCC